CGGTATAATAAAACCCTTTTGTGCCTGTGCCTGACGCTAACGTTGGGGTGTTGGTTGCCGCATTCCAGGTGCCCTGGCTGACCAATGCGCCGGGGGAACCAACAGCCCCAGTCGCACCAGTTGGTCCAGTTGCCCCTATGGAGCCTTGGGGGCCAGCGATACCCTGTGATCCAGTTGCACCAATAGGACCTTGTACACCCGTTGGACCCGCTGCCCCAGTTGGACCAGTTGCTCCAATTGGTCCAGTCTGGCCGCTAATAACCCCACTACCTTCACTGTTATAGACAGTCCATACGCCAGTCTCATCAAACTCAACCCGTTCCCCAGCTTGTAAAGTTCCTGCCCATTTAACAATCCGGCGAACCCCGTCATATTGTTCAACCCTGCACAAATTCGCTAATGTTGCATGGGTGTTAGATATAGTTAATTGTTTTACATTCCGAATCTCATAAGGGGGTGGAGCATCTACTATCGGGGTTGACCCTGCTACCACAATATCATCTAGTTGGAACCCAAAGGGTGCATAACTAGAGGACTGAGAAAGAACAGACGGAGCATCTACCCCTGAACCAGATACGGATATCTTACCCGCTGACCCGGTAATCAGAAGCAATGTGGTATTAACTGTAGATAAATTTAACATGGCTGCCCTTTAAAATCTAAGCCCACAATTTGATATGGTGATTGCATTTATTGGTTCTCCTCTGCTGCGGCATTACTTACAGGCGGGGCAATGGGGTTAACTACTGGAATCGGATTCAACGGATTCACCGGATCAGGTAATGGTTCATTTTCCATTTCTTCCAACAAGGTAATCGATTCCTCTGTCATAGCTGGGTAAATATTATCATCCAACAAAGATTGGCCAACTTCCGCAGGCGTAACGATACCACTATCTAAATAAATTTTATCCCTATCCGCCCGAACCTTACTGTTAGCCATCTGTTCTGTCTCACTGGTCTGCCATAGTGGATTAAACTCAACCTTCAAATCATCTGGGTAACTACCCATCGCATTAACCACAATAACTTTGACAAGCTTTTCAACTTGGGTAAGCAGGGCGGCTTCTTGCTTATTAGAAATCATATCATAATAGTTGGTCAATTCCCCTTTCCCAGTAGCATTTAATCCACCAGGGGAATCACCAAACAAACGAGCTTTTGGGATCTCGGATGCACCACACACGTCATCTATGAACCTACCCCAGACGTCGGAAAGGTTGGTAAAGTTATTGGACTTCTTTTCATAACTTTCTGAATCATCCAACAACAGTGTACGGTTAATCGACTTCATTAGAGCAGCGGTCTGGAACCGTTTGATAATTTTCTTTTCCCCGTCTTTTGAAGCAAGTAGTTCCGCCATGCCAACTGCTTTAACCACATCCACATTAGCCTCATAGAGCATGGTGTGGATTATATCCCGGGTGCTATCATAGGATGTTATGCTGTCCAAGACGTGCTGTAATTCGCTGTCGTGCCAACGACTATTTGCTATCCAACTCTGCCAAGGTAAAGGTTGACCCTCGAAGCGAATAACCCTTGTCCAATGTATAGTCTTCCCGCTTGTTGAATGCACATAAGCGGAGGGATAACCAAAGTTCGGGGACTCAATATCCTCATCAACGCTACCACTCCAAGTTAATTGCCACCTGTCCAATACTAATAGATATTTTAATTGTCCTTGCTTAAGAGATTCAATGTCTAACTGGGTGTTAAGTTCGTCAACGCCCGTTCCAATAATGATGGCAGCGCCCCCGTACAACCTAGCCCAACGCAAGGCTTCAGTTACTTTGGACTTAAGGTTCCAAGGTTTTTCCAATTCACAAAAATCAAAATCATCATCCCCTTTTACGCTGACATCAATCCATTCCCGGGTCATGTCCTCTGCTACACTGTTGACAATACGTTTTGCCAACCAAGAACCCCGGTACATAGAATCCAACTCCATCCAGCTAAGGGAAGTAACAATTCCATAAGCGGAATAAGAACGCTTATCGCGCTCAGTACCAAGCCCAGCAACCACGTTCTCCAGACCATCCGTAGCATAGAGGCTTCTAGTCATGCCACAGCACCCGGATCTTTGGCAATCTGAACTAACAAATCAATATTGTCCAAAATGAATTGCTGAACCCGAGTATCATTAGTAACCCTAGCTTCTAGCAGATATAATGATTTTTTTCTAAGCAATTCATTTTCCTTTGTAACCCATTCCTCAGGAGTGGAAACAAACCTACCATCAGAAAGCTGATAAGCTTGGGCCTTGTGTTTTTCAGCTTCGACTAGATTAATCATAGAACGTCCTTCTTGTGCTTCCCAACATATCTTCTATAGCGTCTAACAGCGGGTCAACTTGGTCATCGTGAGAGTGGTTGCCATCTGCACTAAATTCCTCACACTCAGTCACAAAGGTCTGGGTGAAACTGGACACGACGGGTAAATAGACAAACCCAGATTCAATGTAACCCAAGTTATCACAAACACGGGTATATTTATCCTTGTTACGCTGAATAGCTTGAACAGGTATTTTGTGCTTCTTTGGTAGGGATTGAATAAGACCAGTTCCGGACACCTTATCTTCAATCTTCATCACCCTCAGACCCCCCAATAAAGCATCGTCAAAATCAGGGTTGGCGGAATCCTTGACGTTATGTTTATTCCAAAAGATAGCAGCATTCAACTCCAAATCCACAGCATCCCATTTACCGCGCCATAGATCCACCAAATAAAGATTTCCATCCACGCCCTTGCCCCAGCATTCGAAAACAGTATAGTCGTTAGCTTCCTTGGTCTTCTGTGCGGTATCGACGTAAATGTTTCTATACTCCAACTTAGGGAGCACATTGTAATATCGAAAGAAAGAACCTTTGATTATATTGCCGCCAATCACTTTTGGGTTTTGCTGGTACAATGCCTCATAGGAGAATGAGGCCATTCGTGCTTTGCGCTCTTCCAGAAAGTCTATGGATTTATGCTGTGGAAATAACGCCTGACCCTTCTTGCGATAGAGTTCGTCATGTTCCGCAATAGCAGGGTATTTAAGAACCTTGACGTTTCCAATATCTTGGTTGAGGAACCTCCCAATGGGATCATCGACATGCCAGCGGGTCATTACCCACAACAATCCACTATGCTCACTGAACCGGGTAGAGAAATCGTCCGTAAACCAATCCCAGGTCTTTTCCCGTATGCGTTTTGAATTTGCTTCTTCACGCCCTTTGATTGGGTCATCAATAACACCAAGATCCAAGGGCTCCCCGGTAATTGCGCCACCAACAGTTGTATTTCTAAAAAAACCATCCGTCCCCATAAATTCAATTTTATCCCTTGTGAGGATGCCACGGTCTTTACGGGTAGGGATGGTGAGCTTAGGAAACAGCGCTTGGAACTTGTTGTCCGCAAATGTGCGTTGAAGGTGCAGATTAGCTTTGACGCCTAGCATGTCTGAATAGGAGGCAAATCCGATTTTAAGGTAGGGGCAACGACCGGAAATCCAAGCTATGAAATCAACAACGGAGACAGATTTTCCATGCTGAGGGGGTGCTTGAATTACCAGTATCGGCCGGTGCCCCTGAATAAGTTCGTGATAGAAATTTTGAAGGTGAGTGGACAGATCCCATTGCCACCAATTGGGAATCATTTGGGGGCGCATATAACGCCTATAGACCCATAGGTTAGTCCGTGCTTTGATCTGCACCTGCATTTCATACAAGTCAGCTTCACTAAGCGTCTGGGCTAAATTGGTCTTCCAAAATGTCACTAGGTAATCCCCGCCTTATTAATTCTTGTTGAATTTCACCTAAGCTTAGGCCGCTTTGGTTGTCTGTTCTTGTAGAACGTGCCGTCTCCATCTTAAGGAAGTCGGACAGCTTGCCCAATGCGGCAAGCTTAGCAGCACCGCGAGCAGTACAAGCCTCTTCAAAATATCTGCTTGCAACAATGCCCATGATTGTCTCATCCCTGTTACTAAGCTTTGTAAAAAACTGTTCCTTTTCTTTCTGGAGTAACGTCTGAACCCAGCAATCCTGAACATACTGTTGAGCCATCCTTTTAGCAAGCTCAAACGGTTGACCCATACGTACCAGAGCAAGGGGAGCATCATAGTCTTTGATATACTCCTGGACAAATGCTTTCCGTAATTGCATTTCTTCCGTAGTTAACGGATCTAGCATCGCAGAACGGTAAGTTGGTAATCTCATAATCCATTATCCGTCGAGCGGAATGCCCCCAATCCGTTCGAGTAACCACATTCACACAGCTTCCTCGACGGGACAGGTTATTCCGCAGAGTTCCAAATACTGTACAATTATATTTCGAGCTTCTTCCCAGGAATAACAAAGAGCGTAATAATAACCCCTCTCTAACGCATCATTGGCAAAAGAGACTTGCTTGTCACTCATCCCGTTTGGATAAACTTTCATTTCGATATACAATCCGTGATAGACCGCACACCCTTGCATTAGAAACAAATCTGCCACACCCGGCTTAACCCCTTCTGCTTGCAAAGCAGCTCCTTGGCTTGCAGTTCTGCCACCACCGTTCGGGATAGCATACAACCATCGCAAGCTCTCCACCCCTTTCGCAACTTGTTTGGCAGACCAGCACATAACAGCTCTTTGATGCGCTGATTCGCTGCCTTCTTCTGCCAACCGCTCGGGTGTCACGGACATGACACGCTTTCTCCTAACACAAATAACTCCCCATTGCAAGTAAATTTTTGCAAAGAGTAAAACAAAATTTTACAAAATGCAAGTTATTTTTGCACCCGCCCTAAAAATACATAAAATTCTTGCAAAATTAGCGTGCAAATCTGCGTTTTAAGCGACTTTCGCTTGCAGGGCATAGTGTTTGCAACCCCCTCCCATTTTTCGCTGCACAGCGCGGCAAATTTTACTTCCCACGTATTGTGCGACATTTATTCGCCATCCCCTATACGTGGGGGCTCCCATAACCTTGGAACAATTCCCAGCAATACCCGCATCTGATAATCAACTCCTTCATGGAATGGAATATCTGGATTATGTTTTAGATACCGTTCTACAAAATAACTTTCCGGGACATCCGCATTCCGACAAGCAAGCAGACCCCGCTGAATAAATTTTAGATCGCGATGGTATTGGGTGGCAAGTGTTTCAGCACTTAACCATGGCATCAATTCAATCGCTTCTTGGCTCGAAAGAATTTTAATATTCTTGGCAGTATAGTCATTCATGATTTGACCACAATTTAGAAACGAGTTTCTAAGAACAGTTGAATGGAAGAATTTGAAATGTCTTTTGGTGAGCGGTTTTTTAGAATTGCTTTGAACATTTGTTTAGATCCTTCTACCGTTTCTTTTGGCGCATTTGGTGGAAGAAAGCTTAACCACATTTCTAGGTATAAATCTAGTTTTTTCATTTCTTGTTGGAAGGTTGTTCCTGTTCTCAAGTTTTCAATTTTCTCTGGGTTACGTTCTAGATAAGATTCAAGATGCTGTTTATAATTTGTATTCATTTTTATACTCCTTTTGATTTAGAAATTTAGATTGGTTTTTTATTAATAAGTATTTATATAGTAATATAATAATAATATAGTATACGTATAGTAAAGTAAGTGCTTGTATTTGTTAACTTCTTATTCATTATAGTAATTATATTTTATACAGTATTTAAAAACGTGTAGTTTAGATATATCTAAAGTGTGTTTGTAGTAGTCAATTAGTAGTAGTTAGTAGTAGTAGTTATATTACAATAATTACAATATCACTATATTTCCACCATTTGCGTTATAGAACAGCAACTTGCACACAATATTTACTGACTATACTGATGCTTTATTACTTACTATTGTTAAAAATCCTTAATCACTTTAAAAACTTTTGTAAATGGTTTCGCTGCTCCGTTTTTACTTTCTTTTAGTATTATTTCCAGATATTCGTGCTCAATTAGGTACTTTAGACCGTCGTCCAAAGCTCTTTCATATCCCCTTTTCTTAAAGGGATTTTGTGACCTTAAATTCCTTCCAATTTCAGTTAATGTAATTTCCCCATTCTCATCAAGCTTCTGGCACACCTTTTTATATATGATTTCAGCTATCACAGGGAGACCAACGTCTTCACTACCAACACCACCTTCATCCTCTAATTCTTCAAACTCGTGCATTGTTAAATTAGCGTGGGTAATTGCATAATTAATATGTTCAAGAGTTACTATTGGGTTTGTTGGGTTGTCCGTGCAAGCATTAACCCCAGCCATTTTCAAAGCTTTTTCAACCTGTCTCACGTATTTCTGTAATTTTTCCTCATGCTGCACCCCATTAGTCAACCCTTTTATGTGCCTATAATATTCATTAATTACGTCACTGGCTTCAGCGCTAATGTTTATAACCCTGTTTTCACCTCTTAACCCCAAAGCGTTTAACTCGCTACAAAGGTCAACAATACTCTGTATGTGGTCAGTTAAATTAGCTGTAAAAGGCGTAAAATGGTTATCCCTGATAATGCTGTCTTGTGATCCTTCCCCCCTATAATGAAAAGTTGTAAAACGGGATATTAAACCGGATACCAATACAGAGTCGGTCATGGTTCTGTAAAAGGATGTAAGTGGGGCATCGCCAACCAAGGTATAAGCGCAACCCCTATTCATCCCCTCAATTGAATTCTCGGATTGGGAATATTTCATGTCCCCTAAAATAGCATTGGGCGCACCTGCACTATAACGGGATGTTAATAGTTGGCGCCATTTGCGGTATTGCGGGGATATGCGGGGACTGCACATTTCCCCAAAAGCTTCGCCGAATTCGCGGGAGAAATGAGCGAAGCACATGGAGGAACGCATTGCTTTTTCTAGGGCTTCAGGGGATGCATAATTGGAGAAGTCCAGGAAAGATCCTATGGAATAGCGGGTGTGCTCTTTCCCCATCTGTACAAACAACTTTTCCGGGTTGCTGAATAAAGCTTCTTTACCGACACCGGATTTAGCCAGCATCAATACATAACTATTAAGGCCTAACCCGTTAATACTAAAAGACTTTCCCACAATACCTGAGAGCATTCCGAAAGCTGATGCAATAGATACTTCCCTAATTGGGGAGGGTGAGCGTAGGTAGAACTCTTGTGCAAGGTAACCCCAAAACCCCGGGGGCCAGGCTAATGGTTCAGGAGCGGGCTTTGGTTGTGACTTTTTGTACTCCTGGTTAATAGCATGTTCTTTATATGGGTCAATAGGGTGACCGTTTAACTTGGGTAGCTCGAAGCGGACAATGTTTGCTTGCTGTGCAGCCCTCGCTCTACTGCTTAGAATAGACCGGGTAGCAAGGTCAGGACGGGCATCGTGTTTGGGCCGGTACAGCCTGGATTCTTTGAACAGTCTGCGGACTTGGCTATTTGACTCGGTTGTGAAGCACAACATTTCAATTAGAGCGTGGTCGGCTTCTGATTGGGACGGATAGCCCAACCCTTGCCAGTCGCCATTATATAGTCGGTTAAACTTCTCTCCATTGGAACGGGTGGAGCATTTGTGCAGGACTTCCTGGTTGGTTAATATTGAAGCAACTTCAATATCCTGTGCATCCATAGCGTAAGCATGTTTTGGAGCGGTTGATATTAACTCATCCAACATTTCCTGGCGGTCAACCAATGCATCCCCATAGGCTGGGATGTGGTTACCTGTCATTAAAATATAGCGCCCGTCACTGTATACCTCCAATCCATTAAACCGTCTGCCCCCGCCAATGTTGCCCTTAACCCATATATGGCAACCCGTACCAGATTGAGATACTTCCGTATAACTATTGAACGTCTGAATTAATTTGGAATAGCGTTCCGGTTGTTTGCTTGCGTGTTTGCCATCAATATCAATAACGCTTATATTGAGAGAGCTATGCAGACAGAAACCTAATGCAATTTGACCACATTGAATTTCTTGCTTCTGGGATTCGGATAGGTTATAGATGGTTATTAGTTTGTCGTCCTCACTTTGTTTAATGCGCACACCATCAACAGCTGAATATGGAATTTTTGTCTTTGGGTCAGCTAAGCACCATCGAGGCAGCACTTTCAATTCGTCGGGTATGAACATTTAGACTACCTTAGGAGCAATTACCCTATATCCTAATTTTTGCAGGGTTGCGGTTGACCTTTCAATTGCTTTGTTTCGTTGAGTGTTGATTAAGCTCTGGTCCAAGTCTTCTATCCTGTAGTAAAACCCAGCTGGCATGACGTTACCAACTGAGATATAAATTGGTTTGGGCAGCGCCTCATTCTTTTCCATTAGACGGACGGTCTGGGTAGTCACCCCCATCTGGTCAGCTAATTGTTTTCGGGTTATGTACTTGTCTGGTTCAAGGGTAAACTTTGCCATTTTGGTTTCCTATATAAAGTGTAACTGCGAAAAGTGCAGTAAGTTAACAATAACAGTTAATGTATAAAATTGCAATAAATAAAGCTTGCAATATTTATAATAAGCTGCTACGCTATGCACACATTTTAAAAATGCAATGGAGACAGCAAATGAAACGAAAGTGGAAAGTTCGTATCCTTCCTGGATACTGGATGTGCGGGACTCATAGCTTCCTAACAAAGAGAGCTGGTCAAGAATTTGTTGACCGTTGGCGAAATGGTAATCCGCAAGCAGCGGGGCACCATTGCATCAGCTCACCGTGGAGGGATTTATGAACCCCCATGTTCCCGCTGCCATAGTTGCTCTGCAAGATACGCGAAAGAAAATTGAAGAGTTAAGGGATTTGGAAAAGCAGATCAAGGACTACTTGTTTGCAGAACTGTATTCCCACATACCAATCGCGCATGAGGGAACGGTTAACACCGAAGCAGGTTCTTATAAGCTTGCAGCAACTTTCGCACTTGACAGAAAAATAGATATTCCCGCACTCGAAGCAACCAAGAACGACCCGGCGTGGAACCAACTTGCACCCGTGACAGTGTTAAGGTGGAACCCGGATATCTCACTTAAAATTTATCGATCCTTACGGGATGAAGGTAGGGAATTTGTTGATAGCTTTCTGGTTATCAAGCCTAAGACACCCACATTATTAATTAAATGATCATTCACTTAACAGAAAATCAGTTGGAACAATTACGTTATATTGTGAACAATTATGACAAGCCACCTGGCATATTATTGACTGCGGAAAAATTGCGCCTATTAAATTTTGCTTTAAATAACAAAGGCTTACATGAATATGAAAATAAAAGTTGCCCACGTTGCGAGGGGGATTGATGGTTGAATTTACCACCACCTCTAGATCGATTCAAGACACTGGCATCAAAATGCTAGTTCACTCAGGCCCTGGTCTAGGTAAGACTGTATTGTGTGCAACCGCACCGCGCCCTATTATTCTAAGTTCAGAGTCTGGGTTGTTGTCCTTAAGCCGTGCTAATATTGAGAGGTTATTTGGCAAGGATGCCCCCGGTATAACTTATGATATCCCGGTTATAAACATCACTAACATGCAGGACTTGATTGGGGCATACAATTGGATATTCCAGAATAAAAGTTCGGGGGACTTTCAAACTGTATGCTTGGATAGCATCAGCGAGATTGGTGAAATACTTCTAACCACATTAAAAGCGTCTACGAAGGATCCGCGCCAAGCGTATGGTGAGTTAATTGAGCAACTCTCCCTTATGTTAAGAAATTTCAGGGATTTGCCTGGGCTTAACGTGTATATGAGTTGCAAGCAAGAAAGGGTTGTGGACGGGGCTTCTGGTGCAATTAATTACACCATGCTTATGCCTGGGTCCAAGCTTGCACAAACACTACCCTATTTATTCGATGAGATTTTTGCCCTAACGATTGCCACTGCACAAGATGGCAAATCATATAGGGTGTTAAATACTCAGCCCAGCTTCAGCTTAACAGCTAAAGACCGTTCGGGCGCTCTTGACCCATTGGAGCCCCCGAATCTAACCCACATCATCAACAAAATAAGAGGAATATAAAATGGTCCAATTTGCATTTAACGCAGGTCAAATTCCACCAGAACAAGGACGCGAAGCAATCCCCGCTGGCTGGTATATCGGTATGATTAATAAATCCGAGGTCAAACAGACCAAGAAAAAGGATGGTTTCTTTCTTGAAATCGGCATAGTTATTGTCGATGGTATCTACAAGGATGCTGTCATCACGGAACGCTTTAACATCAACAACAAGAACGCTGAGGCCCAGAAAATAGGCCTGGGGCAGTTGAGCGCTTTATGCCACGCCATTAATGTAATGGTGATGGAAGATACCCAACAGCTTCACAACCTACCTTTCAAAGTAAAATTGAAAGTAAACCCGGCTGAGGGGGAATATGCTGCAAGCAACGAGGCGGTGATGTACAAACCTTTAAGCTATGAAATTCCGCCTGAACAGAACCAGACCGCTCCGGTAGCCACAACAGCACAACCTTGGGCAGCACCCGCAACAGCGACGCAACAACCAGCAGCACAACCTTGGGCTCAGCCAGTAACACAACAAGCTCAACCCGCTGCACCTGCTCAGCAACCTTGGGCAGCGCCAGCAGCACCACAACAAGCTGCACCGGCAGCACAACCCTGGGCTCAGCAACCAGCCGCGCCTGTGCAGCAACAAGCAGCCCCACAACCGCAAGCGGGGGCAGCGGGGGATATTCCGCCTTGGATGCGTCAGAGTTAATATTCCACTACCCGTTCGCAAGAGCGGGTTTTTGAATGTTAATTAAGGAACACTATGAAGCCAATCTTAGCTACACAAACACTCGAACTCTTTGAGCAATACTTAGTCGCTGACCAGGGAGCTCAATACCGTAAACATCTAGAAGAATTGCTACCCTTAATGGGGGATGCTTATTCCCAGAATGAGGAGCCATTTCGCACCCATTTAGGGGCTTCCATTCTGGGGGACAAATGTGGTCGTGCTTTGTGGTATGGGTTCCGCTGGGCAAAAGTGGTGAAACACGATGGGCGCATGTTGCGCCTATTTAATCGGGGGCACCTGGAAGAAGCGCGATTCCTTGCACTGATGAAAATGTGCGGGTTTCAGGTTTGGATGCAAGATGCTAACGGTAAGCAGTTCCGTATTAAGGACGCTGATGGTCATTTAGGCGGAAGCTGTGATTGTGTGGTTATGGGGCTCCCTGAGCTTGCACCCGGAACCCCTTGCCTCGGGGAATTTAAAACCCACTCGGACAAATCGTTCAGCGGAGTAAAAACGAGCGGGGTGTTTATAAGCAAGCCCTTACACTATGTTCAATGCCAGAGTTATATGCACCACCTTCAACTCCCAGTTGCTCTGTATCTTGCGGTCAATAAAGATAATGATGAAATATATGCGGAGTTGATACCTTATAATCAACAAGCTGCATTAGCAGCTTTGGAACGGGGACGGCACGTAGTATACAGTCCACTTCCGTTACCCAGACTTCACGATAGCGCGGGGTGGTATGAATGCAGGTATTGTGATTTTAAACCCGTGTGCCATTCCAATGAAATGCCTGCCATCAACTGCCGTACGTGCAAGCATAGCACTCCACACAATACGGGGGATTGGATATGCAAATTGACAGGTGAAATTCTAACTAAAGAAAAACAGTTTATTGGTTGTAGTAGTTATGGGAGATTAATATGAGACGCAGACCTTGGAAAATGGTTAGGTTGGTTAATGGCCCTTTAGATGGTCAAAAAGTAAGAGAGATAACCTACCAGACGTTGACCATGACTTTTAGGAGTAATGATGGCTCGAATATACAAGGGTATTATGACCGTCTTGGGAACTGGGTTAAATGTTAATACCACACCCTTTTCAACGTGCTGCAATAGATTCACTTTACCATTATTTTAGAATCCATAGCACTGGGAACCCATTAATCGCGCTACCCACGGGCACCGGGAAAAGTGTTGTTATAGCTTGCTTTCTGGACGAGGTATTGAAGCGTTATCCCAGTCAGAGAATTTTAATTGTTACGCACCGTAAAGAGCTCATCGTTCAGAACTACAACGAGCACAAGGGCATCTGGCCCGAGTCACCGAGCGGCATTTATTCCGCATCTGTTGGTAAGGTGGAACACCAATACCCAATCACATTCTGTGGAATTCAAAGCGTGGCTAAACGGGCTAACCTGTTCAACCATGTGGATTTAGTAATTATAGATGAAGCACACCTAGTAAGTACCAATACGGAGACGCAATATCGCTCTTTTATCAACCAGTTAACAGTACGAAACCCCTATCTGCGGGTTATTGGGTTGAGTGCGACCTGTTGGCGTATGGGTCACGGAATGCTAACAGCTAACCACATATTTACGGACATCTGCTTTGACTTAACAACCCTTAGGAATTTTAATTGGCTGATTGAAGAAGGTTACTTATGCCCCGTTATACCGTTCCAGACTCGGGAGCACTATGATCTTAGTACCATACGAATCACGGGCGGGGAATACAATCAAGGTGAAATGCAACTCCAACTAAATAAGGATGACATTAACAGGCGGGTGCTGACCACAATTCTTGAACAGGGTAGCGACCGTCAAAGCTGGTTGATCTTCACGACGGGGATTGAACATAGTGAACGGGTGGCAGACTTGTTATGTAGTAATTTTGGCATAAAGGCAACCGCTGTTCATTCCAAGATGCTTGATAGGGTGCGTGACCAGAAAATACAGGATTTCAAAGACGGGAAATATAAGTGTCTAGTGAATAACGACCTGCTTACAACAGGTTTCAATCATCCCCCTGTAGACCTCATTGCAGTAATGCGCCCAACCCAATCGTCTAGTCTATGGGTGCAAATGCTAGGCAGGGGAACACGCACATCACCGGGAAAAAAGAATTGTCTAGTGCTAGACTTTGCACGTAATACAGAACGCCTTGGACCAATTAATGACCCGGTTATCCCTCCACCACCCGGTGAGCGAAAGAGGGACAAGGGAATAATGCCTATTAAAATCTGCCCCTCCTGTTCCTGCTACAATCACCCGAGTGTTGGGTTGTGTGAAAATTGTGGTTATGAATTTCCGAAGGATGTTAACTTAACCTCCAAGGCCAGCACTTTAGAATTAATTAGGCAAGTTGTCGAACCAGTTGTCAAGTCCTTTACCGTGCGCCATGTGACCTATTCCCGTCATACTGCAAGGGGGACTGGATTAACTAGTTTTAAAATATCCTACTATTGCAATTCCGGAGCAACTATTTTTCATCAATACCTCGGCTTCGAGCACGTACCATTTGTCAGGCGACGTGCGGTTCATTGGTGGGAAGCGTTACAACTCAACCACAATGCAGCACCTGAAACAGTTGCAGAAGCGTTGGGCAGAACCGGAGAGCTTGCAAAAATTGTTAGGATAGATGTTAATGTTGCTCCCAAGTATCCAGAAATAGAACAGGTGCATTATAAGCACGGTGAGGAGGTGCTGAGTCATGTATGTTCTGATTAACCACACACTCAACACAGTGCCATATAAGTGCGAGAGTTACGGAACCCTTTGCTTGCTCATGTTATTGGAATTTTCTGCCGATACTGTGGTCATATGCCCCGTCGAAGACTGCTCCAAGCAATTTAATAGGTTCACTAACACTCAATTGCAGGGGCTATATAATGCGCTCGGGTTCCCGCACCAACTAGGGAGAGGGGATTTAATACAACGATTAAGCGAATTTTGTTGGTATGCAACTCCAAGTGAAGTTAATTTTTACGAATTACAATACCAACTTGCTGATCTAGGGGATGAGCCCCGGAGCGATAGATTTAATTATAAATTAGGAAGTTACCTCAAAAATAGGATTCCTGTAGAACCCAATACAAAAAATATTTTTATAAAAGGAGTTAATGGGTATTGACTTTTCTAAAATACTCTTTATACTTTTAATCATGTCAGACGGACATGCAATTTAATTTTAATCTAACTGGAGATAGAAAATGTTTAATCAACCACAAATAGCACAACCTTCCGCACCTGTTTTCGCAGTTCCTGGAGCTGATCCAAAGGCAGCAAAAGAAGCTGCTAAACTTGCAGCTCAGCAAGCTAAAGAAGCGGAAAAGCAAGCTAAAGCAGCAGAAAAACAAGCGGCAGCATTAGCTAAGCAAAAACCAGTCGAAGTAGCACAAGAGCAGAACGGTATCAAAGCACCAAAACCCTTGAGCTCAACTGCAAACATCTGGGCGCTGGCTTCAGCTTTAAGCACGTATCATAAAAGAATGGTAACCGTTGAAGAAGTGTTGGAAGCAGTTGCTAACCATAACAACGGCGCATATCCAATTAATTTGGAAGGTTGGACTGGTTTTGCACCAATTCCCTTGACGGTGAAGACTGCATTCACAAAATGGGCGACTTTCTATGGTGCGGTTCTTCCAACACCTGCTCCAAAGGTTGCCAAGGTTGCGGAACCTAAATTGCCAAAAGTTGAAAAGGTTGTGCAGAATGGTGTTGCTCACCCTCATGCTCATACCAGTGCTGGTAAAATCTGGAATCTGGCTTCAACAATGAGTTCTGGTTTCCAAAGGCCTGCAACAATTGGGGAACTGGTTGCCGCAGCTGAAGCACATAATGCAGGTCAATCCCAAATTGGTCTGGAGGGTTGGGCTGGTTGGAATGTTACCATCGGCAATGTTAAAGCTGAATATCCTCAATGGAAAAAGTTCCACGGTATTGCAAAAGTCGTGGATGTGGTAAAGGCAAACGAGAAAGCACAGAAAGAAGCTGAGAAATTTGCTGCAAAGGAACAAGCTAAGCAGGCTAAATTAGCAGCCAAAGCGGCACAGCTTAATCCAGGTGCTATTACTGCAATCCCAAGCGCTTCACAGTTTCCATTCGCTGCCCAATAAGCAGCCCCCTATGCGCCCACGGACGGGCGCTCTTTTTTATCACTCATGAGGTCACCATGCAAAACAACCAACAACCTGAGTCTTTTATCGACCAGGAATTCCTTGAAGTTCATTCCATTTTTGCTACCATACAAGGGGAAGGCCCGTTCGCAGGTCGCCCCGCCACTTTTATACGCTTAGCGGGGTGTAATTTACAATGCCCAATGTGTGATACGGATTACACATCCAGACGGGACAAAATGAGAATCCAATATATTGTAGAGGATTGCAGAAACTACGGGTTACCCCTTATTATAATTACAGGGGGCGAACCATTTCGGCAGAACTTATTTAAACTAATTCGAAACCTGTTAGAAGAAAAGTTTACCGTGCAGGTGGAAACAAACGGGACACTCCCGCCACCCATGCAGATCAACTGGGGTATAAATACACTTTCCCCAAGACCATCAGCGTTCATAGTGTGCGCTCCTAAAACCGGAAGCATTCACAAAGATATTTTCAATAATTCCTGCGCTTTTAAGTATGTGGTTAGAGCCCACGAGTGTAACCCAGAGAACGGTTTACCTTATAGAGTGCTTGACCATCCGACAAGGGGGATTGCCATGCCTTGCCCTCGCGTACCTGTTTATATTTCACCAGCCGACGAAAATGACCCGGTCAAGAATAAACAGAATCTCCGTGAAGCAATCCAGAGCTGCATGACACAGGGGTATATCCTTAGTTTACAAATTCACAAAATCATCAAAATGCCATAGGGGGCGAAAATGAAAGACGAAAAAACATTGGTTATCTTAAGTGGAGGACAGGACTCTACAACTTGTCTTTTTTGGGCATTGCGGGAATATAAAGAGGTTCACGCTATTACTTTTGATTACGGGCAGAGGCACTGTGCTGAAATTAATGCGGCTCTGGAAATCGGGGGGATGGCTAAAGTGCATAGTCACGAATTAATGGAATGCGATGGAATATTAAAATCCACCTCTCCGTTACTAAGCGATAACGAATTAGAACAGTACGTTAATTACGAACAAATGGATAAGGTGATTGGTAACCGGACTGAACTAACGTTTGTTCCTTTACGCAACCCGTTCTTCTTGTTGGTAGCTGCTAACCATGCGATTCACTTGGGTTGTAAGAGTATTGTTACAGGGGTGTGCGAATCAGATAATGCAAATTATCCGGACTGTCGTGAAAAGTTTATCCAAGCAATGCAACAAATGATTGACAGTGCTTTGGGGGCACGACAGATCGAAATCGTCACCCCGCTGTTACAATTAAACAAGAAAGAAATCTGTACCATGGCTTACGCAATGCCTGATTGTTGGGAAGCTCTTGCTTATAGCCACACAAGCTACGATGGCAAGTACCCGCCCACGGACATGAATCATGCAAATGTACTTCGAGCTCAGGGGTTCCTGGAAGCCGGGTTACCTGACCCGCTTGTGTTGGAAGCAGTCAAAGAAGGATTAATGGAATTGCCAGTAAGTGATAATTACAAGGGGTATTTGTAATGGATATTTTTTCTCACGCTTTGGCGGGTGCAAGTGTTGGGCATCACTATGGTTTCCCATTGACAGGGATGGCACTAGGGATTCTTCCGGATGTTGTGTTACCTTTGAAAAGGACTTGCAGACCAACAATAGGGTACTTTATCACTCATAGTCTACTGTTCGTTGGTTGTGTAACCTTGTTAGGAATTCTACTCGGGGTTGACCCGTTTCTAACGGTATTTGCAACAAGCTCCCATTTAGTGCTTGATTTTTATACGCATTCAGAACGCTGGTCCCCAAGGCTTCTTTATCCATTTATAACCAAGGGCTTTGGCAATTTCGAAGAGTGGGAATTTTTTAATAAATCCTGGGCCCATGGTCTTCTACTAACAACCTCATGGAGCGCCATATGGATCATCATGTAACAATTACGCACTGGTTTCCAGTTATAACTTTCTGTCCAATCAATGGCTTACCAGACTTTATTTTTGTCGAATGTGTCTTTATCAACAAACCTTTTATGGAACTCTATAATGTCAGGAAGATAATAAGGCGGACTCTGCAAGGAAAGAAACTGTTCATGGAGGAATGCGCTGAATTGGTTCACCAGAACCTTAAATGCGATGAAACAACAATTCGATTGATTTTTAACAAACACACAGTGAGCATAAAGAATGATCTCAATTAAGCGCGAACATGAATTCTCATACGGGCATGTTGTCACAGGTCACGAGTGCAAGTGTAAGCACCTGCATGGCCACAATGGCAAAGTGATTTTTCATTGTGTAGGTGACCTGGATGCCATAGGCAGGGTGCTGGACTTTAGTGCAGTCAAAGACAGGTTGTGCATGTGGTTGGAAAACAATTGGGATCACCGCTTTCTAGTCTGGGACGGGGACGGGTTGTTTAGGGAACTCTTTGAGGTGTTGGGAAGTAGTCCGTACGGGGAGCCTTGTGGTATCATTGGGGATTCTTTAGTGTTTCTCCCGTTCAATCCTACAGCTGAAAATATGGCGGACTACTTGCTGCACACCATTGGACCCTTGCAATTGAAGGGAACAGGCGTGACTCTGGTCAAGGTAGAATTCTACGAGACAAGCAAGTGTTCAGCAGTAGCCGTATTGGATACAATGGGGGATGAATGAAAGTATTAACAAATCATGATGTGATTAGGTTAGCTGCACAGATGCACGAACGCATTCAATTGACTTATTTTGAAATGTCACAAGACAACCCTGTTTTAATCTATCCAGTACCAAGAGGCGGGGTTCCGGTTGCTTATGCTTTAATGTCATTGAGCCCGTCTTATAGAATGACAGAATCCCTTGAGCAAGCTGACATAATCGTGGACGATATTATCGATACTGGGGCAACAAGGAAACGCTACCCAAATCAACCGTTCTATGCTCTTATCAACAAACTCAAAGGGGCGCCAGACAACAACTGGTATCAGTTCCCCTGGGAAGTGGGCGAACAAGGTGCAGACAAAAGCTTCACGGATAATGTGGTCAGATTGCTACAATACATCGGTGAAGACACAACCCGGGAAGGCTTAAGGGATACGCCTGCAAGGGTAGCAAAGGCCTGGAAGCATTGGGCAGGTGGTTACACCGTTGACATCCCCGCATTGTTTACCAGCTTCGAGGATGGTGGTGAGACTTACAATCAGATGATACTGGTTAAAAACATTCCCTTTTATTCCCATTGCGAACACCACCTTGCTCCTTTCTTTGGAACCGCCACAGTTGCTTATATACCCAATAAACGTATTGTGGGACTAAGCAAGATTAACCGGGTGGTTGACGCCTTTGCCAGGCGGTTGCAAGTGCAAGAACGCCTAACAGACCAGATAGCCCAAGCCTTAATGGGAAACCTTTCCCCTTTTGGTGTAGGAGTGCAAATAGAAGCTCGTCATATGTGCATGGAATCGCGTGGTGTCTGCCAACAGGGCTCGAGCACTATAACCACATCGTTGGCGGGTTGCTTCTATGATGACGCAAGTTGCCGCGGGGAATTTTTGAACGCTGTGAAATAACAATATGAACATCTACATGGCTGCAATACATTCGAACGGTTATAAACACACCGCTAGATATGATAAGCTAAATGAATATGAGCAGTATGTTGTGAACCAATACCCGCACCTATTGGAATCATACCATTACGTTCACAAACCCCAATTCGTAGAAGCAATGCGTTCGCGTGGGGATAAGGTATTTATAGATAGTGGAGCGTTTTCGGCTTATACGTTAGGGGTCACCATTGACATTGAAGAATACTGCCAATATATTAAAACCAATACGGACATCATCCGGGAGGAAGATGGGGTTGTTCTTGCGTCGGTATTGGACGGTATTGGTGACCCCTTGCTCACCTACCAGAACCAGAAACGAATGGAACAATTAGGCGTGACACCGCTGCCCTGTTTTCACGCAGGGGAGGACGAAAGGTATCTCCAATACTATCTGGATAATTATCCCTACCTCACCCTGGGCGGCATGGTTGGATCCAGCACCAAGCAATTAATCATCTGGCTGGATAGAATGTGGTCAAATTATATAATAGACGAGCATGGTAGACCAAGAAAGAAAATCCATGCGTTTGGTATTACTTCGGTAGAAATTATGAAGAAATATCCTTGGCACAGTGTTGACTCATCCTCTTGGGTTCAGAGTGCTGCATTCGGAACCATTATCACCCCAGACTTTGGCACATTGCAGGTTTCAGAAAAAAGCCCCTCCAGGCACACATGGGGACAGCACTTAACCACATTGACCGCTATCGAGCAAGAGCACCTCCGCGCCATGCTGCACGAACAAGGTTTTGATTATGAGCGTCTAAGCAAGGTATACGAATCCAGAGCGGTCTATAACGTGTGGTCTTTTGGGGAAGTGAACCGTAGAATTAACCTTGATAAATCCCCCATATTTGAACCCGTCATCCAGGAACTTTTCTAATGCTAACCGATCTCAAATTTGTGCAGGGTGCAGTCTCTACAAAAGATTTTATCCCCGCAATGTCCCATTTCCAATTAGCCAACGGAACCATACGCTCTTTTAATGGAAATCTAACCATCTCGTCCCCTATTGACTGCCACTTGGTGTGCAACCCAAAGGCGGGCAACCTTATCAAAGCGATTAGCAACTGTGGTCAAAACACCTCATTGACCCTTACTGCCAAAGGCAGGTTGTCTATTAAAAGCGGGTCGTTTAAGGCGGTAGTTGATTGCCACCCGGAGCCCCTACCAGTATTAGACCCCGCTGGCACATTCTACGCAATACAAGGGGGGCTTGTGTATAATGCCTTAAGTGACCTCTACCCGGTAATTGGGGAAGACGCTTCCCGACCCTGGGCAAACGGAATTCTACTGTATGGGGACAAACTGGTCGCCACTAATAATGTGGTGATAGTTCAGAAGCAGATTAACGCAGCATTCCCAACACCATTGAACATTCCTAAGCAAGCGGTCAAAGAGCTGTTAAGGGTTAGGGAACACCCAAGCTATATTCAGACCGACGGGAACCACCTGACGTTCCATTACGCCAAAGACCGCTGGATAAGAACAACCCTATTCGATCTTGGCTGGCCTGACATTGATAAAGTATTGCCCGGTGATTTGTCCAACTGCAAACCAGTTCCTGACGGGTTCTTTAAAGCACTAGAATCTTTGAAACCTTTTAGCGATGATATGGGCAGGGTTTATATTAGTGAAAACCATCTATCCACCTACCCAATAAACGAACCGGACGAAACAGGTGCAGCAATAGAAGTCGATGGCTTGGTTATTGGGGAAGGTATTTTTCAAATTGAAATGTTATTAAAATTGAAATCGTTCTGCCGTGCGTTTGACTGCATAGAGAAGGGAATGTTGTTTGCAGGGGATAGCTTGCGGGGAATTGTTATGGGGTTAAGAAGATGACCCGTCCGGACTCCATGGGTTTCTTCTGGGAAGACATACCAGAAGTCAAAATTAAGAAAGAGGTGGTAAAACGTACACCACCTGAACCCACATGGCTCAATGATGATTACCTGCCCCACCTGCACGAAGCACGCACCCAACAATTTGACATCTACACAGACCGGGAGTTGACCATTGCGTTAATGGGGGACGAACCATTAATTATGGATACGGAGTGTTACCCCAATTATTTTCTAATTGCCTTCATGGGAATAGAGTCTAAAAAGGTTATCTGGTTTGAACAATCCCCATACTCCAAAATCCCATATCAGAAATTGAAATGGATACTGGAAAACTTTCTGATCATTGGTTTCAATAGTATTAGTTATGACTTGCCGATGCTCAAAGTATGCCTTACACAATGTGGAACCCGCTTGCTCAAAGAGGCGAGTGATAACATTATTCAGCTTGATTTTAGACCCCGCGAAATCCAAACAACTTACAAGACCAAGCCCCTTGACTGTAACCACATTGACCTGATTGAGCTTGGTCAACTTCGTGCTAGTCTAAAACTAATTGCGGCGCGCATTCATTCCCCGGTATTGCAAGACCTCCCGTTCCACCCAGACAAGGTGTTGAACGACGACCAGATGATAATCACCCGCTGGTATTGCGTCAATGACTTATGGCACACCTACCTCTTCTATAGAACCAGGATTAAAGAAATCCAATTGCGGGAGCAGGTGGGCAAACCTTACAACCTAGACTTACGCAGCAAGTCCGACGCACAAATAGCGGAGGAAATACTTACCAAAGCAGTCAGTAGAAAAACAGGTCGCATTTCACCGCCCTATATCGAGCCTGGTACAGTGTACCGCTACAACCCTCCGCAATACATCGCTTTTAAAACTGCCCGGCTACAATCGCAATTTTGCACAGTAAAAAACGCGAATTTTGTTGTTAACGAGCAGGGACGCATTGGGCTCCCTGCAGAATGGGGGGATGACACCCGTAAAATCAATATCAACAAAGCATCCTACACTATAGGGATAGGCGGGCTGCACAGTACAGAAGAGGCCCAGGCTTTTGAAGAGGGGAACGGTTATATCATAAGGGATTGGGACGTCAAGTCCTATTACCCACGAATAGCAGTTAACAACAACTATTCGCCCAAACACTTAGGGCAAGCATTCATGGAGGAATACAAGCAAATTGTTAATCGCAGGTTACACGCCCAGAAGGTTGGAAACAAGACTGAAGCGGATACCCTTAAAATTACAATCAATGGGACGTTTGGAAAGTTTGGCTCCCCTTATTCAAACCTGTATTCCCCTGACTTGGTTATCCAGATTACACTTACCGGGCAGCTTAGCTTATTAATGCTCATTGAAGAATTTGAACTTGCTGGCATTCGTGTGGTGTCTGCTAACACAGACGGAGTGACAGCATACTTCCCGCAAGAGCTGGAACCAAGGGCAGACGCTATTGTGGCTAATTGGGAGCGCATTGCAAACTTTGAAACAGAGAAGGCGACTTACCTTGCACTATACAACCGGGACGTAAATAACTATCTTGCAATTAAAAAGGATGGGATAAAGACTAAAGGGGTATTCACCGCTGGTGATTTGAACAAGAACCCGAGCGGGGATATCATTATTGACTGTGTGGTTAACTGGTTCCGGTACAGGCAGCACCCATTAACCACATTGTATCAGTGCAGGGACGTCACAAAGTTTTTGTTCGTACGTACCGTGAAGGGTGGAGCGGTTAAGGATGGGGAATTTTTAGGAAAGGTTGTACGCTGGTATTACAGCACAGAAGTGACCGGGGAAATAGTTTATGCCAAGTCTGGCAATAAAGTCCCCAAGTCAGACAATTCCAGGCCTTGTATGGTATTACCAAGAGTATTCCCACAGGACATTGATTATGAAAGGTATCTTTTGGAAGTTGAGGAATATTTCGACGGTTGGCCTAATGTGGAAAGACCAATAATGTGCGCCAGTTAACATTTTTAGAATTATTTTTTACCAAAGGTATTGCAATATTGGATAAGGTGTGTATAATTATATCTAACGTAACAACAAACCCAACCGGAGATAAGAAGATGAAGACATTAAAAGATTTTACTTTGTTATGTAAAGTAAAAGATAGCTTTGTCTGGGATGATTGTGTCAAAAACGGATATGAAAATTTAGCGGAGGATTATACTTTTGCTGCGGACGATAATTATGACAACATACACGCTGAGACTATAAGTGGAACATTAACACCCAGTACAGTCAATCTGGTACACTATAGCATGGGGATTAGTTGCCATTCAATAAAGACTCAAATATTTGTTACTGATAACAATGAAGTCTGGGTATTGGATAGCGATATTCCACAAATCTAAAAGCGTCTATGAACAACCCATACAAAGATCAGACAACACAAAGATTCCACGATGGAATGTGGATCGTAAACATAGGAAGGTCAGCGACGGTAATAGCCGACAAAAGCAAAGAAAAGGCTTTAAAACGTGCTATTAAACAGCACAATGAATTTGTGCGTAATTACGGGGAGGTACTATGAAAGCATATTTCACGACAGACATTGAGCTTCTAAAAGCATCAATAACAGATGTTAGAATGGCTCAACATCCTGGTTACTGGTCTAAGTTTAAAATCGAACCAGCGTCCGGGGGTAAATTAACCACAACAATTGAATCCGACACACATGCGATTATGATGTTGATTGGTGAAGTGGCAACCTATAGCGAAGACGGGTTGGTGGGTGTAGAGCAATGAAAATTAAAGTTAAACCATTGGGACCACGACACGCTAACGGGGTTGAGGTTATGTGTGGTAAATGGAGAATAGGAACTGTTATATGGAACTCTTTAGGAAATCCTATAGGAGATAATGGAGAGCTTTTAAAATATAGGGCTCATTGTATTTTGCCAGGGATAAAAAGTTTCTTAGGTGATTTTGAAACTGAACAAAAAGGAGTGGAAAAATTGCAATCTGTTCTGGATTATTGGGTAAAAGGGTTGGAGCAATGAGCATAATGAAAAAACAAGATGCCAAGAAGCGCGTAGAAATGGCATTGCCGGAAAGTCCGTTGATCATTATAAACTGCGGTAAACGCGGTTATGTCAATGTGGGTTTTGCAAATACAGCGTACAGCGTAGGATTGCTACGCCGCAATAATCCGCAAGTCATTGGCGTGTTTCATAGAGAAAATCCATATAACGGGAGGTAGAGATGAAAGACTATAAATCAAGAGCACTAAAACAAAAAGACCCAGTTATCGAGTTGTTAACATACTGGACCATTGTTATAACAATTATGTCCTGCTCATTTGCAGGGTGGTGGTTGGGACTATGAAAAAATTATTCATTTTGATGCTATTTTCAGCGTCAGCACAAGCGGTGAACTTGCAGGATTATTTTCCTGATAATAGTGTTAATTATTATTCAAATTCACAAGGCAAACTGACCGCGAGGTTTGATTTTGTAAAAAATAATCCGTTAATGCGTAAAAAATTCCGATTTAAAAAAAGGGGTTATGTTGGATCGTGGGGAAAAGCATATAATACGGGTGGCGCTTATCAATATTTTGTAACTCAGCCATTGTTCTTTGGCGCTGACCAGAGCATCGTTGAACTTGGTGGTATTAAAAACGAAGGAAAGGTAACATATCAATCCGGGAGTAATCCTACTGGTTTATATTGGTCCGCTCCCGGTGGTCTGGATTATGGATACAAGACAAAGCAGATGGACGTTTATGTCAACGGGAATCATGGTGATTTAAGGGCATATAGCCGCACAAGGATGATTGAGTTTTTGCCAACTTTTACGCTTGAACATGGCAATCAAAAAACTTATGGAAACGTCATACACATGGTCATGTATCATGGGACATCGACAAAGGCAAATAAGTCCGTAAGGTGCTGGAATAGGGCTGCACTTAACCCAGGGTATGTGCAATATATTCCCATGAAAGGTTATAACACTTATGCCATTGAGCTATGGTTAGCGCCTGTAGTCGGCATTGTAAAGCACCGGATAGCATTTACAGAGTCGGCGGACGCAAGCCCGGGAGTAACAAATTGCTCAGGTAATATGTTTGATGGTGGCGATTCTTGGACTGATTATTTGGTGAATTGAAATGAACGAAGAATTTGAAAAATGGTTTGAAAATATAGTTAATGACAACTTACATAGGCCTATAGCTTGCGAACATTTATTTTTAGACAGGGATGAATTTCTTGTTGGGTGTGAAGGCGCTTGGACTATACAGCAAGCAAATATAGACGCACAAGCAAAAGAGCTTGAAGCTTTGCGCGGTTTTGCTGAATCTATAAAATTGATAAATTTTGATCGATTATCTGATGGTGCGTATGCTAATAGAATTATTCACAGTTTATTTAAGCTCTATGGTCTTATTGACAAAAACGGGAATCCAACACCTTTGCTGACTGGCGTTTCCGATTGTGGACATGATTGGATGGGGATGCCGAAATGAAAATCTTAATAAATATATTCTACCCTTTTCTTTGGATCTTTATTGTTGTGCAAAAATGGCGGGGCATACGGGACGCTCGTCTGGGTCTTGTGCCACAATCAAAAGAGCGAGTATATTGGGCAGCATACGTAAAACAGTACGAGAAACAATTCTCTATTGTGGTTATTGATTTAAGTAATTTTAAGGGGGAATAATGAAACGACGTGAAAGTTCCAATGATGACGATTTTGACAAAGGCCCTGGAATTATTTTTCTTGGTTTCCTAGCATTTATTTTCTGGTGTGTCATAGCGGTGCTTTTTATATCCTAGACTAATAGGTGTCTATTCCTCCGTATCAATAGACGCTAACCCGTGGCGCTTCCGTCGTTCATTATTAACCGGGACAACTCTGCGCCGGCGATCTTCAACCATATTAAATTCGTAAAGTATTTTCATTACACAGGATTTAGTCTTTTTTATTTCATCTTGAATATCGTTCCTAACATCCTCAACGCTAGTCTGTAGATCAGCGTGGTCTTCCTTCAAACCTTTCAAATCCTTCCTGATTTCGCTGAGCGTGCCCCATAAAGTGAAAAAAAGTAGAAT